GTGAAGTTGAACAAGGTACACCAGAATGGTTTGCACAGCGTTGTGGCAAGGCTACTGCTTCTCGTATCTCTGACATTGTTGCCAAAACAAAGACAGGCTACAGCACCAGTAGAGCAAACTATATGGCACAGTTGGTAGTCGAGCGCATGACTAACCAAGTGGCAGAGTCTTACTCAAATGCCGTTATGGAGTGGGGGACAGAAAACGAACCCTTTGCCAGAGCCGCATATGAGGTTAAAACAGGCAATACAGTCGATCAGGTATCTGCTATTGACCATCCACGCATTGCCATGTCTGCCGCCTCTCCTGATGGGCTTATTGGTGATGATGGGTGCTTAGAGATCAAGTGTCCCAACACTTCAACCCATATCGACACTATTCTTGGTGACGAGCCAGCAAAGAAGTATTACGACCAAATGCAGTGGCAAATGGCGTGTACAAACAGAAAGTGGTGTGATTTCGTGAGTTTCGACCCACGGATGCCATCGCACTTACAACTGTTTGTCAAAAGAATCGAGCGCAATGATGACTACATTGAACAACTCGAAAAAGAGGTAGTCCAATTCTTAATGGAAGTGGAAGACAAAGTTAAAAAACTCAATGAAATCAAGGTGTAAATATGGAACAGCGTGACAACTCAGGTGTACTTTTTAAGAACGACAAGAAAGAAAAAGACAATCACCCAGACTATAAAGGCAACATTCGTGTTGATGGACAGGATTTCTGGCTATCAGCATGGATTAAAGAGGGCAAGAACGGCAAGTTCATGGGACTAGCAGTCAGCCCTAAAGACGACCAACCACAGCCTCAAAGCAAGCCTAAAGCCAAGATTGAGGACATGGATTCAGATATACCGTTTTAATTAGAACGGAGGGGAAAGCGCAAGTGAGTACCCACTAACTTTGATAGGAGTTGATATGACTTTGAGTTTTGAAGAACGCAAGCAAATCTGGTGGGAATGGCATAAGGAAAACCCACAGGTTTGGCAGTATTTTGAGAAGTTTGCTCTAGAAGCAGTAGGACTAGGGCGCAAGAAGGTCAGTCACTGGCTGATAATCAACAGAATCAGGTGGGAAGTCACCATAGTCACAACAGGTTCAGACTTCAAGATCAGCAACGACTACATTGCTTTTTATGCTCGACTCTGGCAAGCTAAGTATCCTCAGTACAAGGACTTATTCAACACAAAACAGATGATTGGAGAGCCAAGATGATTGAAAATGTACTTAACATAATAATTCTTTTGGCATTTGGTGGAGCATTACTCGTACTAGGTGTTTGGGTAATACTCCACTTCTTTGACGATTAAGCCATCAGAACATCAATGGCAGTCTGGGTTCGGGCAACCCTGTCATCCAAACCATGTGTACCGCCATTGATTCTCTTGGTCAGACCCGTCATATCGTTGGCATCAGCATACTGATTTAGCTTATTCTTGTCCCAAAACCACCCTGCGGACAAGGCGGCATACTGAGGAGATGACACCAAGTCAGGGTTATCCAGTAGATCAACTCCCAAAGCCTCTCCACAAGCCCTGTAGTTGTCTTTGCCTGTCAACTGAATCAAACCCCTTCCACGGTACTTAAAACCCTCTCCAGAGGCTTCATTTCCATTGCCCATACGGTCAGCGTAGACCTTGTTGGCAATCTTCTCAGGATTGCGGTGGTAAGGCTGTGCAACATCCAAACTAGGGAATCGCTTAGGCCAAACCTTTGTCAAACCCTCTGCACTATAGTTCAGGTTTTCTTTGAGAGCAGTGAATCCACCGCTTTCATGAGCGCATTGCCCCAAGAAACAAGCTTGTCTCTCAGGCGTTGATATGTCGAAACGATCAAAAGTTTCATTGATTGCATCTATCCACTCCTCTGCCTTGATAGGCGTTATCTTTAATGCTTGGGCTAACTGTTCACTGTTCATTTGCTCTCCTTCTGGTTAATCATCTCTCTGACTTGGTTGTAGGTGGCGATACAGGCGTTGAGCTTTCTGGCGGTGAGGTCGGCTTCGTCTGTGATGGCGAGAATATCTCTAGCAACCTCTGGCTGAAGTTCGGCTGTTGGGGGGTCAGATCGCTCGGCAATGGGGGCATCTGAGGAGGTTGGTAAGGTTGGGCAGGAGGGCGTTTTGACAGGAATCCGCAACCTGAGAGCACCAGAGTTGATGTCAGAATCACGCTTTTGAATAACGACTTTTGCATTCTTGTTTGCCTTTACAAGTTCATTTGCTTGATTTTGCACCGCAGTCACCAGTGCCTGTTCCTTTTGCCTAGCCTCTTGGTTAAGTCGGGCAATCTCCATCTGCTGTTTGGCAAACTCGTCTTGCCCACCCTTGTAATAACCACCGCCAAAGGCACTCAGCATCGCCACTACGATGCCAAGAAGCACATACGGGTTCAATACACTCATTCTTTGGCTTCCAGCTTTGGGTCGCTGTCAGCGTCAGCATCAGCCTTGGCAATTGCCTTGGCACTGGCTGAAACAGCACTACGACCAGCCACGCCACCCAAAACACCAGTGACAAACACCATAATGGTGCTGATTTGCTGTGTGTAAACCTTGTCAATCGGAGCCATGCCTGACATGGGTTGAGTTACATAGGTCACAGAGTACAAGAACATACCCATAGAACCCACCAAAACAATCAACAAGGCAAGAATCACCATTGCCCAAATCCTTACCTCAATTTCTTCAGCAGTCATGCGAGTGCTAGGCTTGTATCCAACTGTAGGCATTATTTTTTCTCCGCTTCAGGTTTAACAAGTTGCTCAGGACAAGTTCCAGTTGCAACACAAACAGGGGGCTTGCAGTCCAAATTATCCCAATTGCGAGGGTCTTGGCAAGGATACCTAAACTTGTCATCGCAACCCATCAAAAGTGTCAACGCAATCAAACAAATTACTCTCATTTCTCTTTCTCCCTATCTTTTTGTTCAACTTGTCTTCTCAACTTCTCAACCTTTTCAACCTGAGTCTTAGCCTCATTCTTAGTCTCCAAGATGTCAAGATAAAGAAATGCCATCAAAGGCAACAGCAAAGCAATCAGTACGCAAGCCGCAATCCAACCCATTACTTCTTCCCCCAATGGCTTACGAACAGGAACCACATCCACAGGTAAAGGAGGAATATAAAAGTCGCTACCACTGCCGCTAGCTTTGCTTGTAGGTTTCTTTCTTCCTCTTTGCGTAGCCATGCCTCTTGCCTCTTGATCGCCTCTTGCTTCAACCTTGCCTGAGTCTGCTCCTCCTCAATCTTGTCTTTCATGCTAAAGACCTCTGAGTACAGTGCGCCCATCTCAGGAGGGCTTTGATACACCATGCACTCACGAATCTGAACCACCAACGCATCCATCTCTTGCTGTGCCATCACCCTCTTTAGAGCCGCTTCCATGTGGTTTTGGTCAGGGTCATAAACAGTCAGACTCTTTTCTTCTTCTTCTCTGATATGTGCCGCTAACTGCTCCTGAAGCCTGAAAAACTCAGTCAGATTCTTGACAATATCAACTTTGACTTGGGTTTCGTCAACAGCAACGAACTTTTCCTTCTTTTTCGCCACAGGCTTGGGCGTTGACTGCTTTGCCTTGGGTTTGAAGAAGTTACTAAATTTACTCCAAAATCCAGTAACTTCCTTATAAACGCCAGCAACCTCATCAACAGTTGACTTGACCTCCATGAAGGACTCTTTGGCTTGCTTGTACAGGTCACATCCAGCTTGAATCTGCTTGACAAGTCCTGCCGCAAGAAGGCAAATGCTAATCGGGTCAATTTTGTGTCCTTATCTAGTGCGTTCTGCTCTGTTGTATTGAAAAACAGTGCTCGGGGCAAGAACAGCACCAGTTTGAGGGGCAGTTTGACTCATCAGACCACCAGCCCTTTTAACCAAATCAGGTCTTGAGCGCAACAAAGCATCTAAGGCTTTTTGTCCAGCAGGACTGTACATTGTTGGGACACCAGTAACCAAACCAGCCGCAATAACTGGCTCTGTCAACATTCCATAACCACCCGCAACCCTAGTGGCAATATTACCTTCTAGAGTTGCCTTTGATTGGTCGCCAAGGACTTGAACACCAGCATCAGAAATTTGTTGGCTTTTCGCTCTACCTTTTGCAAAAGCTGATTTGTTTCTTGTTTTATCAGCCTGTCGAACAGCAATTGAAAACTGTTTTGGAGTAAATACACCGCTAGGCGCACCAGAGTTTGCAGCCGCAATGTTGATAACAGACAAATCACCATAAGCACTATCAATTCTGCGCAATTGCGGAGTTTGCTTGGGGTTTTGAAAGTAAAGTTCTTTCTTCAATACGCCTAAAACATCGCTTAAGGCTTCTCCAACTTCTCTTTCAGAAGCAGTAGTGCTGTTCAAATAATTACTAGCTTTTTTACGCAAATCTGACTCAATACCCTTGAATGTTTGACCATCCAACTTTTGACCAGAAAATTTGCCTAACACTACATCATTGAGTGTTTGAGCAACTTCTTGTCTTTGACTTGGAGACAAATTAGTTTTCTTGCTTAAAGAAGAAAGAATATTGCTTGTAGTAGCAAAATCCAAGTCAAACGACATTTTTGACAACACTTCATCATATTTATTAGACACTTGGTCTGATGCGTATGAGATGGCATCTCTGCCAATTACATTGGCTGGAAGTTTGTCTTTGACTTTATCTAATGCCTTATTGATAACACCTTTATTAAAATCAAATAAGGTGCGTTGTCGTGCATTGCTTATGCTTTCTCCAATTAAAGGTAAGTTTTGTGCAAATTCTTCAAATGCACCAAATTGCCCACCAAGAGTCTGCCCTGTTGTTGGAGTGATTCCAAGATCACGCATGGTTTGTTCTGCTTTAGAAACAAGTGGATTCAACACCCTACCAGCACCAGCAACAACCTTTTCACCAATCGGAGCAGTCACAGCACCAATACCAACTTGCTCTGTTTTTTGTGCTCCAAAACTACCTTCACCTGTCACTGGTTGCATAGCGCCACCAGCCGCACCGCCAGCAACAGTTTGAGCCGTTGTTCCAAAACCTTTTGCACGAGCCAATTGAGTTGCTCTAGCGGCAGGAACAATGGTTGCAGGATTCAAAACATTGCCAGCCAATCTAGGAACATCAAATCCTGTTTCACCACGAGCTTGTCGTTGTTGCTGATATGCCAATTCTTCAGCACGAGCAAGTTCATCCATTCGCTTTGCTTCGCTTGAAAAAAATTCACTCACTGGATTTTCAAACGCACCAAAGCCAGAAGTTACTCCAGCTAATGCACGAGGCAACATTTGTGCGCCACCAGTAATAGGGTCTTTCAACCCCATCATAAATCCTGACGATGGAGGAGTAACTTGAGGTTGACCAGAAATGACTTGAGCAATTTGCTCGTCAGTCATTCCATCTGGAAATTCAATTACATCATTACCTACTTGTACATAGCTTGGCATTTCATTCTCCAGTTACAACTTCAAGTTTTTTTGTTTGTGGGTTGTATCTCTTAGTGGGTTTTGGTATTGCTGAAGGAGTTTCTATTGGCTCAATTGGCAATTGACTACCAGTTCCTCCAGCTTCAACTTGCTTTTGCAATCTAGCAATATTGTTTCTGATTTTCTTTTCAGCACTTGCCAAAATACGCTTCATGGATTCTGGTTCTATGCGTTGATCTCCAGCAACAACTTTTTGCAAGTATTTCAATTCCTCATTAGAGTCATTGCCTCCAAATTGAATAAGCCTTGGAATAACAATTTCACCAATATTTGACATGAAAACTTCGGTGTTTTGAACCTTTTTAGAGTCTCCAATCACCCCACCAGAAAACTTTGCAATAAAGCCTTTTTCAGGGCCGTATGCGCCAGCATAAATGCCTTTATCTATCAATTTCAAAGCATCACCAACGCCAGTTAACAAAGAGTATTGGTTTTCAATATTTGCAACATTTTCGCCAACAATTTTCCCTGCCGCCTTACTTGCCGCGCCAGTATCAATTGTTATTCCTCCAATGGTGACATTACCAGTTCCCTTACCAGCACCTTTGGTTTTTTCATTGATGTAATCAAGCATTCTTCGTTCAAATGGCTCAGTGCCGGGATTAAGTCCAGCATCTATGAGTTCTTGAGCAAATGCTGAATATTTTTCTGGTTTTTCTCCTTGGTAAATTGGTTTTCCTGTTGACTTGGAAACTAGAGCATTCCCAACAACAACAACATCATCTTTTACTTTTTCAATCAATTCCAAATCAGCAACATTGCCAGATGACTGATATTTAGCCAAACTTGCAGGAGTGTATTTTCCTGATCGAATAATTTGTTGAAATGGGTCAACTCCTTGTTTTTCACGAAGTTTTTGTGCAGTAGATGCCATTTGAAACTGCGCTTTACGAGCATTGTCTGCAATTTTTGCGGCTAACTCAGGAGCAGTTTGGGCATATTTCTGAGCAACTCTTAACTGTTGCTGAGGGTCACTTGGGTCAAGTTCACTCAAGATTTGCTGTTGCAAACCAATCATGCGTAACTGTGGGTCTTGTCCACCCAAAGCACCACCAACAACATCACCCAACTGTTGACCACCACGGTAAAAACCATAGTCTGCTTGTTGCATAGGAGATAACTGTGCAAATGCCAATGCACGATCACGCATAGCCGCTTGACGCTTTTGCAAGTATTCCATCTCTGCCGCACGAGAGATTTCAGGACTAAACATTCCACCCACAATAGATGAAGGTTGGTTTGCCATCAATGGCTCAAATTGAAAAGGTTGCTGTATATCTGGATTAGGTGTTAACCCTAACATACCAGCATTGTTTGCCTGTTCAATAGCATCGTATTGTCCATAAGGAGGAAGAACAGATGGAGTGGCTTCGACCATAGGAATCTGCATCCCAGATACTTCTTCAGAAAAAAGTGTTGCCATGATTTATAACTCCCCGTAATTCCGATAATAGCCAGACGATAAATTATTCACAGGAATAGACGCTTGGTAGGCATCAGAAAAAGCCTGTTGTTGCGTAGGTTTGAAATATCTCTCTAACCCTTGTTGAACATAAGGATTGTCAGCAAGTCCCATCAATGCTTTACCAAAACCACTACCAGCAGTGCTTTGAAGGGTTCTTGCCGCACCAAGTCCACCAGTTAACAAGGCTTCTCCAACATTAGCACCAGCAGTAGCCGCACGACCTCCCAATGCAGAACCCATTTCCAAAGGCTGTTGTCCAAGAGATTCAATGGTAGAACCAGCACCCAAGTAAGTCGTAAATGGACTCAAAGCACCGACCTGACCAGCTTGATACTGACCAAGTAATCCAGCACCTTGGCCAAGCAATCCTGCGCCAAATGCCACATTCTGTTGACCAGCCTGTTGAGCTTGAGCCGCCAATTGCAAGTCTTGTTGAGCCAATGCGTTGTAATAAGCCTCCATCTCAGGAGTTGTTGCTCTTAAACCTTCTCCACCACCGGGGCGCAATCCTGTCGCACCTACTGACAAGCCACCACGACCTGTTTGGAACAACTGGTTTTGCAACTGAGCATATTGACGCTCACGGCTAGGCGCAAGCAAATCTTGTTGCTGTCTCATGTATTGAGATGCCACTTGTTCAGGTGTCTGCTGTAGGTACTGCTGACCCAATCCAAACAATCCTGTAGCACTTTGTTGAAGCGGAGCATACTGTTGCTGTGCCATCTCCGCCTGAGTCAAAGCACCGCCTGTAAGAGCCTGTAAACGGTCTTGATATGCCTTTAACTCAGGGCTGACTGTGTAACCAGCACCAGTTAAATAACCGCTAGGGTCAAACTGAAACTGCGATGAGCCATACCTAGTAGTAACCCCTACAGGGCGAAACTTAGCCGCCTCAGCCGCAATTCGTGCCGCCTCTAGCTGTGCTCGTGCTGATTCTTGTGCGCCTTTTTCAAGGGCTTTACTTTGCATTGAACTGCCAAGCAGTGATGCACCTGCTCCAATTCCTGCCGCTATCATTACTGGCATATCAATCTCCCTTAATCAAAATTTCATCCACTTTTGACGGGTCTTTCTCGTCAGTGGCATGAATACAAAACCAAACACAATCTGTTATTGCTTTGACACCATGAGTCAACCCTGCTTTGATCTCAATACACGCTGGTGCTTCAATAATGTCAATCTCATTCCCACGCAACACAGCAACCTTACCCTGAGCCAATATCGACAAATGGCTGAAGTCATGCGTATGCTTCAAGATAGCCATGCCAGCAGGAAAAAATGACTGCTTGGCGTAAAGCCCATCAGAGAAGTGATGCAATATCTCAGGGTTTTTCATGCCGTTCTTTTCCACATATAGACAGTAATGTACGGTTGGTAGTTAGCATTTGTGCCACTTGAGCCTGTTGTGCTAACCGCCACACTGATGCCAGTAGTAGCCGTACCAGTATTTGCGCTAACGGCATTTACCCTTGCACCACCACCACCAGCGTTACCAATACCGGGTTGGTTGTATTCTGTTTGTGTGTGCAAGTGTCCGGGGTCTGTAACAGTTGCCGTGTGAGTGTGGCTGACAGTGATTGCATCTGCACTACCACCAGTTTCTTCAGCAGTGTCAAACAACGCATTACCCGAATCAAAACCAACCATGACACGACCAGCACCAAATGCAGTCCATGTACCAAAGCCAAGCAAAGTTGCAGGGTTAGTGCTAACACTTGCATTCGTGTAAATAGAACCCACTGGATACAACAAAGCAATTGCCGCTTGAACAAAAGCAGTGGTAGCAATAGTGGTTGTGTTACTTCCATTAGCCTGAGTAACAGCAACCGTACCAGTTGGCAGTGTTGGCGTGCCAGTAAAGGTAGGACTTGCCAAATCTGCTTTAGTTGCAATGGCAGTGGCAATGTTGTTGAACTCAGTGTCAATCTCAGTACCCTTGACAATCTTCAAAGGGTTGCCAGAAGACAAATTGTCTTTGGTAGCAAAATTCGTACTCTTGGTATAGTCAGACACAATACTCTCCTTTAACTCAGTTTGCCATTCTTGGCTTGAATTTCAATCTTCTGAATAGACAATGCCGCACCATTGATGTCTGATTCATAACCTGTTTGAACAACCTTACCTGTGCCTGATGCCGAAACAGTCAAAGTCTGTAACGCAACACCATCAGAATAGTAAGCAATCGTGGTGGCATTTGCACCATATTCGGCAATACCGTAATAGTAAACACCTTGCTCTGGGATGCTTGAATTGTCAGACAAATAGTTTGTCTTAAAGTCAAAACCCCACTTGAATGTCACGACTTGATTTGTTCCACCAATCACAACCGTAGACAACTTCTTCAGAATTGAAGTTACATTCTGGTCGCCAAGATCAGCATGATTGGTGTAGTACAACATACGGTAAGAAGCGTTGTAATCTTGGTATGTGTTGTAGTACCCAATGTATCCATTCTTGCCAATGTAAAGACTTCCATCTCTGCGAGACAAGAAAGACTTAGGCGTAATGGAATCCCATGTAGTCACCCTTGCAGAACCATCAGGCAAATAAGCCTTGGTATCAAAGCACCAAGTGGTATCAATGCTAGGGGTTGTCAACAAGTAAAAGGCTTCACGCTCTGAGTACACAGACTTGATGTTTGCCAATGTCTCACCAGCCACAGCACCCATCAAATCATTGCGAATATTCTTTGACAAGTCTCTCTCAGGTGCAGACTTCTCTTGAATTGTTCTCATCAACGATCTGACACCAGAGTTTGACAAGAACAACACATCAGTGCTTGTTGTCTGAATACTGTCTCTAGCAATGCAACCAATACCTTCAACAGTGTCACTGATAGACATGGTTGATGGTGCTGTTGCACCTTGATAGACAAGAATCTGACGCTTACCAAAGATGAACAAGAAACCATTGTGAGCCGCTAAACCAGTAATCTGGTCAGCACCATTTACCCACACATTGTTCACATTCAATGAGCCAGCAGTACCTGTTGACCACACATGACCTGAAATCAAGTCACTGAAGTAAACAGTGGCATTTACAGAGGTAGTGTTAGCCGCCCACAATCTACCAAACGCTGAAATCACAATGTCAGCATCAGGCGCAGTAGCTTGATAACCAGTTTTTTCTGAAACTCTACGGTATGTTGTAGTCGATACAGCAGGGTCATAGATCAATGGATTGTGACCAGACTGAAAGAAGTAAGTAATGCCATTCAATGACGCACATTGCCAATTGCTTGCAGTGATGGTTGGTGCAGTACCCCCACCCCCATAGGTGAGTTCAGTCACAACATTTGTAGAACTCAACTTGAATATCTTGTTGTTTCCAGCAAACAAGACAGTCAATGTTCCATCAGCCAGCACCAATTCGTGAATGACTTTCACATCATTTGCGCCCAAGTCACCAGAAGAAGAATTGACCCTTGACCAACCTTTGCGTGAGCCAATACGACCATATTGGTCAATGATGCAATTAGTCGCAACCAAAGCAAAGCCAGCATTCAAATCAAGAGGCGAGTCTTGAGTATTCAGACCGTAGAACCCCGGTGCTGAGATGCTGAATGTCTGAATTTGTTGGCTCATACCGCTACAAACTCCTGATTCTCAGGGTAGCGAGTGCCTTCCAATGCAATGTAATCAGACAACATTGACTTGTACAACAGATAAGCCTCAGATGAAGACAAACCACCATCTTCACCACGCTCTACCAATGCCCGAGCATAAGCATTCTGAGCCACCAACACATCAGGCACAGAGATGATTGTTGCATCTGATGACAATGTAGCTTGTGGGACTGTCAGGCTAAATGGGATGCTATACACACCATCAGGGCGAGGATACAGCGTTACTTTGGTGTCATAGCTACCATTGACACCATCAAAGGCGTAATAAGCAGGGATTCCACTGACAGGTGTAGAGAAGTTCTGAAACCTGTTCATAGTGGCAAAGTCGATGTTCTTCATGCGAATGTTGCTTGTGACATTCAACACATCAAGAACTTGGAACTTCTGACCAGCACCTGTCAAAGCATAAGAGTATGTGCCTGAAGTGGTGCTCAGAGTGATTGTTGTGCCAAGAACATTCCAAGCAAAAGCATCTTCTACTTGACGCTTGGCATCATTGACAAACTTGCCAATGAGGGAAGAATATGTTGTTTCGGAAACAGTTGAAACAGTTGCTTCACGCAACCTAACTAAAACATCGTTTACAAGTTCTAAGTATGTCATCTGCTTGCCTTCGCTTTGTTCCTTGCGGATATAGCTTTAGCTTTTGCCTTTGCGTCAGCCTTTGAGGATGCACCCCATGCTTTAAGCGAAAGAAGCAGTCTTGTCGGTTCACCATCCTTGTACTCTGCACCAGCCATATTGCCCATGCGAGCCAAGAAACTTGCTCTGCGAGGGTTATCCCCCGACTTTACTGGTGCTTTGAGTTCTCCACCAGTTTGCGCATTATAGGATGCTCTCCCCTTGGCATTCAACCCCCCTTTGGGATTTTTGCCCTCGGAGCGTTGCCAAGCTGGAGTTTTCATTACTTCACCTTTTTTGGTTTCTTTGCAGTCTTTGCCGCCTGTTTAAAGGCTTCAGCAGTAGGAGCACCTTTGCTACCTACCTTGCGCATCTTTTCGCCTGAACCAGCCTTGATTCTGGCTTGTTTGGCATGAATGTTGGCGTAGAGTCCTTGCTTCATTTCATCTTCTTCTTTGGCTTAGACATCCCTGCCTCAGACAAAGCAATGGCAACTGCCTGTTTAGGATTCTTTACAACCTTGCCACCCTTGCCTGAGTGCAATTCACCAGCCTTGTACTCACGCATGACTTTGCTGATTTTGGCTTGTGTTTTGGTCTTTTTCATTTGCCACGACCTGATTTCTTCATCATGTTAGTAGCAGTTCTGCCACCACGCATAGGCAAACCTTTTGGCTTTCCAATCGCAACCATGATGGTCACAGGAACGCCCTTTTTCTTGCCGTACTCTTTGGCTTCTTTCTCGCCTTTTTCAGAGTAGGGAAACTTCTTTTTTCCGACCATTGGCATACTGTTCTCCTTATTTCCAGATACGATCAGCAACAAAGGTCACGATACCGCCCATGAAAGAAGCGATAGTCATTCCCATCCAAAATCCACCTTTGCCCTTATTGGCAAGTTCAAGTAAGGCCTTTACATCTGAACTAAGTGTGTGCATCTCTTTTTGGAGAGCCTCTACTTGGGCTTCAAGTTTTCCAAAGTCTCTGGCATCAATGTCAGACATTTAAATCTACCTTTCTGGGTCTTCCCATACGCTTAATTGTGGGGATGACAGGCGCACGAAAGGCGGTATCTGTTCTAGTCTCTGATTCTACAGATTCTATGGTTACTTCTACATCGTCTACCCTCACATAACCCTGATGGCCTTTCATGGAATCAATGTCAACTTGATTGTGAAAGGAAACAAGATTGCCTGATTGCAGACACTTAAAAGTAGCCATAAAACCCCTTAAATGAGAAAGGGGGGACTAGCCCCCCTATCCTTAAACCATGCGAACGATAACGATGCGCAAGGTTGAAGATGCCAAATTCACGGTTGAACCTGACTCGTTTTGAATGCGAAACTTGACTGTGTTTGCGGCACTGACATAGCCAGTGACTGTCAAACCAACCAAATCCACACCCAAAGATGCGCCAATTACCATGTCACCAAGGGCGACACCGGGAACTGTCACATCATCTGTCTCACCGACACCATCATCTAATGAGCCAGCATCAAGGGTTGCTTTTACAGCCCAAGTGTCAGAGAACAAACCACGAAACTGGTCATTGCCTCTGCGTGTCACAACTGCGGTTGCGCTTGCCATTTTGATTTCTCCTAATTTAGTTTAAAAAAGACCCCCTACCACTAGGGCAGGGGGGACAACTGCAATTAGGCTGGAACTGCCAAGGCAAACATGGATGAGGACTTAGCCGCACCCACAGAAGCGGCACTACGCAAGGCGGCAACGCCATACAAAGTGTCACTTGTGAACAGCGTAGCAAGGTACTCTTGCTTGTACTGTACTTGTGAACGCACACCAACTTGCTCAACCAAGACCATCGCATCTTTGTGACCCATCAAGCACACACGAGCCGCACCAGAACCAGAAGTGGTATCAGCGTTGCTAGAGGTGAAGACAGGGATGCCATACAGGTTGCCAATTTCACCAGTGCGAATAGCGTCACCAGTACCGACAAATGCTTGTTCGGTGTAGCGAGCCAAACCCATCAGGGTGTTGCGGCTTGATGGAGGAATCAAGAAGAAACGATTGTCCATAGGAGTATCGTTGTCATCCAAACGCTGAATGGTTCTGCGAATAGCGGCATCAGTCAGTGCTGATTCATTGTTGCTTGCGGCAACATAGGCAGTCGTACCGTCACCACCAATATAGGCGGCAGCGTATGCGGCTGTACCAGCACCACCGTTGGCTGAACGACCCAACTGCACCAAGTCTGTATCGACTTGACGAGCCAAGGCATAGCCAGCATCGGAGGTGTAGAACTGACGCATAGAGTTCAGAGCCTGTGCTTCCACGATGTCTTCAATCAAGCGGCTATATTCATAGTGCTTGTTGATTGACACTTGGACTTCAGACTCAGTGGCGGCAATCAAAGTGACTGCTGTCTCAGCGGCTTTGGCAGAAGCAGAACCACGGGTAGGTGCAGGAATGTGAACAGTGTCACCTTTCTTGCCCTTGAAGTTCATCTTCATAACCAAGTTGGCTAAAACTAGGTTTTTCTTGTAAGCCGCAACAATTTCATCACTCCAAATTTCAGGAATGAATGTTGCGCCAGTGGTGGTAGTAACTGAGTTACTAGGGGAAAATGATGTTGCCATTTGTGTACTCCAAAAAATCAAAAGTTAGGGTTACTTGACACGCCCCTCTGCGTATGCCGCCATGATTTCTTCACTTAAGGCATCGTATCGGTTCGGGTCAGTCATCTTCAGCCGAATAAGGTCTGCCCTGCGATAGACTCGTTTTCCAGATTCACCAGTACCACCCACATCAACACTTGCCGCTTTAAGGTTCGACTTGCGTTGGGTTTCCCCTGCATCGCTAGTCTGTTTTGCCTTAACGCCCTTCAACTGCTTGTAGGTGCTCAACAATTCGTTTGCACTGTCATAATCGTATTCACCATCAGCTTTTGCATACAGACCAATGCGCACAGGTGAAGATTTCACCCAATTCACAAAGTCTGCATCTTGAACAATTTGACCGAAATCAGGGTGTTCTTGCGCCAACTTTTGCTGAATCTGCATCTTTTTGAACTCTTGACTCGCTTGACGAGCCGCAAGTACATCGGGATGGTTGTCAACAGTTTTACGAACAGCCGCCTGTGGATTCTCGAAAAAATCTACTTCAGGTTCTTCCTCTTTAATAGGTTGAGACTTTCCAGCAAGGTTTTGCTTGATGAGTTCATCAGCGAGCTTCCTAACTTCCCCAACTTCTTGAGCTTGCTTGCCAATCAGCTTTTCTGCCTCTTGGTGCATCTTGATAATGTCAGATAACTGTTTGCCCCGATACTTATCAGGAATATCATCTGACGCTGGCTCAATTGTTGATTCAAGCTTTTTCTGCTCAACAATGTCTAACTCACTCTGCATCTCGTCTGGGTTATCAATCAACATATTTTTCCTTTTTCCTGCCACTTTTGGGTTCTAGGATACACAACGGCATAATGCTTATGTTGTGGCTTTGCGCTCTGCCACCAACTTTTCACGATGTTTCTTGTCAAATTTCATCCATGACGATGGAAAATGACCAGACCATCCTTCCAAGTTGACGCTTGGTGCGCTGATTGTGCGATTGGCTGAACCACCGCACTCACACTGAGTTTCCTGTGTCTCATAATCACAGTACCTCTCAATTCTGTGTCCACTTACGCAGACAAATTCATACATTCTTTTCATTCAATTCCTCGTAGGCTCGTTCGCTGACCTCTCTCAAGGTTTTCAGCCAAGTCAAGATGGAAAGTTCACCTTTTCTGAACATCAAGGTCTTTTCATCAGGAATTACGCTTATATTATTGAGTGACTCTATCATATTGTCAATATCAATAATTAAATCCTTCCACCCCTGATTTCCCATCATCTCAAATCGGGATTCGTAATACTTTTGTAGGTCAGGACTCATGGCATTGCCGCTTTGATCTCGTCAACCGTGGATGCTGAATCAATGGCAGTCTGCATAGCCGCATACTTCTCACGCACAGCTTGCCTTGCCGCTTCTGCCGCTGTTGCCTCTGAGGGAATGGTTGCCTTGATGTCCAAGGGCGCAAACTCAGCAGACCTTGCTTCTCTGCGCTTGTCGTGGGCAATACCCTTGGCTTTGTCAATGTTGATGGTAATCATGCGTACTCCCATGCGTTACGGAATGTGCGGTCTGTTGGAATGTCAGCGACATCCACAATCTTGTAAGGCTTGCCAGCAGGGACATCCTTGGCGGCAATTTCCTCAATAGTTAAACCGCATTCAGGTGCTGGAACAATGATGGCTACACCATCGTCTGTTGGAAAAATTATTCTTTGGTTCATGGTTTATCCTTGTTAACGATGAAAAACAGCACAAATGCTTACTGAATCATAGGATGATGTTGCGCTTTGACAATTAAATCTGAATGCACTTGTGGTTGGCGCAACAGTTTCGGAAGCAACAACAATAAAGCCATAACCTCCCTGTCCAGACTCAGACCGTCTTGATAATGTATAGCCATAATTAACATCAGGCATGGCAGTCGTGAAGTTCACCGAGTAATCACCAGTACCGTTATCCGTAATACTAGTCACATTTCCACTTGCACGAATAGCCACAGTACCTGTGCCATTGAAGTTCACCCAAGCCCTTGCCATATACAAAGGTGCAGTGCCTGACACAGTAGCAATCTGTGCTGAATCAATGTTTGGTGTTGTCAGCGTTGGGCTTGTTATTGTCTTGTTTGTCAGCGTTTGTGTGTCAGTTGTGCCAACCCCTGCGCCAGCAGTATTAGCCAAGCCACCTGCTGGATATGTAATTCCACTTGTTCCTGATATTGTTACAGGCATGGTTGTTCCCCTTATTCGTAAAGGATGTTGATTGAACCAGCATCAAAGGTGTCTGTGCCGTTAGCTGTGGTAATACGAACACGATCTAAAGTTGTTGACAGCGTTTTTGTAAATCCTGAGATGTGCGCGCTTCTATCCGTTGCGCTAAAAGCCACAATACCTGCGCTTATCCATGTATTACTTCCAACTAATGTTAATGTCACGTTCCCAGACATTGTTTGTGCAGCCAAGCATGAAACTGTTGCTGCCATATAAGTCGTAGGCCACAATCCTGCCCCTGTCTGAGCGCCTGATGTTCCAACACTACCAACATAACCTGTCGCCGATATAGAACCATCACCTATTTGAACAGCTAAAGGACTCGTGCCATTCGTACTCACCCCATTAAACATCACAGTAATCCGTTTTACCCAACTCGGTATATCTGTAAAGTTAATGCTCGTACCCGATGTAGAGTTTTGAGACACTCCACTAACCAATTGCGACCCAGTGCCCGGCACTGTTTGCATTGGATACCAAGTTGTATTTGACAACCTATATACATACGATGCCGCTGTTTTTGCTGGCAAGAATGTCACCGCATTTGACATTGACTGCCCTGTATTACCTTGAACAGTCAGTGCGGTAATTTGCTGTGATGAACTAAAAGTAATTGTCATCCCATCCGCAGGGGATGCTGGCATTGTGATTGTGCCTGTTGCTAATGTCCCCGCAGGGTTCATCACCAAAACATTTGTTCCAGCCGCAAAGGTATATGAAAACCCTGTTGTTGGGGCTTGGTAGTCGTACTGCTGAAGCAGTCCGTTTGTGCCGTCAAGTTTGGCTGTCATTTGTTATCTCTTGAGGTTGTTCAGCTTGCGTCTCTATCAATGCTTGCTGTTCAGCTTGTGCTACAGCCGCATCATGGGCCGCCTGTTCTTCAGGTGTGTACTCAACTTGAGTGACTTCACCAGTTTGGACATTTACTACGATTCTGTGTGTCATGGTGTTTCCTTATTCATATAGGATGTTTATACTGCCTGCATCGAAGGTGTCAGTGCCGTTGACTGTGGTTATGCGTACTCGGTCGAGAGTGCCTGTCAAAGTTACGCCACCAGCACACCATTGAGCATTGTTAGCAGTACCTCTTCCCAAAGCGCCAGTTTCTGTCCAGACATTACTACCAAAACTAGTAATAGTCATATTTCCGTACCATAAATTAGCGGCAGCATTTGCTGCTGTAAATATAAATCCAGCAGTAGACCTTACTGAAGTTACGCTTGCGGCATTATCACCTTGAGCGGCTGTAGCATCGTAAGATGTTGTCTGTACTGAACCAGCTCCAATTTGTACTAAAAGATTGCTTGTTCCGTTGGTAGAGACCCCATTCAACATCACCGTAATCCGCTTCACCCAACTGGGTATGCCAGTAAAGTCAATGCTTGTACCTGATGTAGAGGCAACAGCAGTGCCAGAGGTAATCCCCAGCACCGCACCTGAGTTGATTGTTACGCTTGCTGAACCATCAATGACTGTTGCCAAAATATATTCTCCTTATGCGTGAAACATTGGATGAAATTTACTTTTTGCAAGTAAATACGCATTCGATGCTTCTTTCAAGGTTTCAAATGTACCAAGGTGAATTTGTTTTTTATTGCAAACAATCTTGGCTCGAAATCTTTCTCCATACTTATACACGCCACGACATTGCAAAGAACCATGCGATCTTGGCTTAATGTCATTTTGCATATTTTCTTGTTGTGTAGCTTCTCGTAAATTTCCCCAGCGATTGTCCATTTTGTTTCGATTGCAATGGTCAATATAGTTCTCTGGAAATTCACCAGTCATGTACAAGTAAGCTAATCTATGCAAAAGATAGCGTTTGCCATCAATGTCAGCTTCAAGATACCCTGCTTTTGTTTTGCTACCAAGAATAGCGCCTACTTTTTTCGCACTGCCTTTGCGGTTTTTTGCAACAACAAAATCGCCTGTTGCAGGGTTGTATGTGAAAAGTTCCTTCAATCTAGCTTGCGTAAGCATATTAACCTTCCCATAACAGATTGATTGAACCAGCATCGAATGTGTCAGTTCCATTGACGGTGGTGATGCGGACACGGTCGAGAGTTCCTGAAAGTGTTTTACTACCCGCAGCAAAGAACATTGTGTTTGCTCCCGCCTCTCTGCTAAAAGACCCTGACCCAACCCATGCGTTGCTGCCCAACAAAGAAAATACAATGCTTCCATTAATGGTAGCAGCCGCACCATGATTGGCGGAAGTTGTAATAAAAAAACCTGTTGTTCCGCTTTGACTTGAAGCTGATGAACTTTGAATAGAAGTGCAAGATGTAATGTAGGAGGCGGTATCAACAGAGCCTGCTCCAAGCTGTATTTGGTACGGACTTGTGCTGGTTGTACTCACCCCATTAAACATCACTGTGATTTTCTTCACCCAACTGGGGATGCCTGTGAAATCAATAGATGTCCCACTGGTAGAGTTAACAGCAGTACCTTGCGTAATCCTTTGCAACTGCGCCCGAGACGCATTGCTGTCAGTCCCAAAGAACTGTCCGTTGTATTCAAGGTTGCCAGCGGCTGGTGTACCAATCAGCGTGTCAGAAGTTAAAACAAGTATTGACATGGTGTTCTTTCAACGGAAGATGGAAGCATTGACAAAAGTTGTGTCTGTTGCGGTTGTTGTATTGCCGACGATTGTTTGGATATTACAATTTCCAGCAGCCATAGAAGCAATCCGTGTAACCCAACCTCCACTACCAGAAGTAGCAACAAACGAATAATTCGCATCCAGCATCGCAGTTGTGAAGTTCACCGTATAGTCACCCGTACCGTTATCCGTAATGCTCGTCACATTAAATGAACCCCGAATAGCGACTGTACTTGTACCATTAAAATTCACCCACGCACGACACACACCCACAGTCGCATCATTCAGCACAGTGCCTGTGGTAGCTGGCAAAGTTAGCGTGGTAGTCCCAGCAACAGCAGGGGCGGCAATAGTTACCTGTCCTGATGTGTCTCCTGTTAAAACAAGGGAAGCCATTTCAATCCTTTACAAAATTACCCATCTAGAACCAGATGGAAGTGTGACAGATACTCCAGCATTCAAAGTAATTGCACCTACAGAATGAGCGCAAGAACCAGAAGTCACTGAATATGAAGTAGTCACTGTTTTTGTATTTTCATAGATTGGCGCACCAGTTATCAATGCTGTTGATGATGTGACAACAGGGATTGTTCCTGATAAAGCTGATAGCGTTTGCGTGTAATTGCTACTTGTGTTGGGTGATGTAACAGTGACTGTTCCAGACCCTGCCGCATTTCCTGATATGGCTACTTGAGACATTGTTTTCCTTTACACCACAGTCCAAGCTGAACCAGTTGAAACTGTAACAGTTACACCAGTTGCAACAGAAACCGCACCAGAACTCATACCATTCTGACCAGCCGCAATAGTGTAGTCTGCTGAAATTGTTTGGCTATTCACAAATATCCCATTTGATGCAATAACAACAGTTGATTGCAACTCGCCAGTGCTAGGCTTGTAAAGCAACTTGGTGTTACCAGTGTAAATCGTAGTTGGCGTACCTGATGTTGCATTTGCAAACAATGGGTAGACATTGGTTGATGTACTTGTGTCGTTACTGATACTTGCGCCAGCAGTACCATTAGATGCTGATGTAATGCGACCATAAGCGTCAACAGTGATGTTTGCCGCTGTGTAACTTGCCGCTGTCACCCCACTGGTTGCTAACGCAACAGTGCCACTTGTCGTAATCGTTCCACCTGTCAAACCAGTACCAGCAGTGATAGATGTCACAGTGCCTGAATACTGGTCATTCGATGTGATAGTGAAGTTAGGGTAAGTACCAGTAACAGAGGTAGTCCCTGCTCCTGTCAATGCAACCGTCTGATCTGGTGCTGAGTTGGTGATTGTGAAGTTAGGGTAAGTACCACTCGTACTAATACCAGTACCAGCAGTCAATACAACTGTCTGGTCAGGGGCAGAATTGGTAATAGTCACAGCACCAGTAGCACCTGAGACTGAAATGCCTGTACCAGCCACTGCTGAAGTCACGCCTGAGTTGGCAATCGTGATAGAACCAGCACCTTCAGTAATGGTTATACCTGTACCATCAGTTAGCGTGTTCTTTTCCCACAAGTCAGTTGTTTCGTTGTAGATCAACACTTGACCATTGGTGGCATTCTGAGCAGACACATTGTGCAACTCATCCATCTCATAGCCGTTTTGAATTCTGACCTCAATTGAGCCTTGATTCACATGGCTACGAGTTACAACGCCTATATAAACCAAGTGATTAGGTGCGTATTGCTTGGTAGATGTGTATGCGCCAGCAGTTGTTGAACTCAAATACAACTGTGTGCCATTTGCAAATGCAGATGTATCTAATCCAGATAAATCACCAGCCAAAATTGCATAACCATTGTTATTATTTGAGATGTCAGCGAATACAACACCAAATGTTTGGGCAGAAGTTGAATCTGTTGTTGCCAATGCCTTAGATACAGTGGCTTTATTGCCTGATGCACCACTGATGTAGACAACAGTTCCTTTTGTAAGGGTTGCACCTGTTTCATTGCGTACCTGAGCAATCAATCTTGGAGAGGAGTAAACGGCAAGATCAGCAGTTGAGCCTGTTGTTGTGACTGTGACACTGGTATCAGCAGATGTGACAAATTGCAAAGTCTCTGATTGGTCAATCTTCTGCCAAACAGTTCCATTGAATAGCAACCAATCTCCTATCGCCCAATCAGTGATGCCGTTTAGATTGGTAGAGCCAGCAGTTGCAACAATGTAGTAGTAACCATTGATTCCTGTACTGCTTGCCAATGTAGGCGTATTGGTAGAAGCATTCCATGTGCCTTGGTAACTCAAACCACCAGCAACAGAAGCCCAAGATGTGCTTGTTCCATTGGTAGTTAAGAACTTTCCTGAGTTTCCTGTTTGGCTAGGAATCAGGTTATTGATTTGGGTCTGTAGGGAGGCTAGAGTATCAAGAACAGACTGAGAAGTACCGCCACCATTAGTAATGACTTTGATGCGTTCTGCAAGGTCAGGAGCAACAACCTCACCAACATTGAGTTCAACACCACTAGACAGGACAATGACAAGGCTACCATCAAAATCAATCCGAGCAGAGGTAACAGAAACACCATCAACACCATCCACTCCATCACGCCCATCTCTACCAGCGTCACCCTTATCACCCTTTGCGCCATCTCGACCTGCTTTTCCATCTTTGCCATCCCTTCCATCTTTGCCGTCTTTACCATCACGACCATCTTTGATAGAAGCAACACGCTTTTCAATGGCATTGCCTACATCGTCATAGCGAGAACGAATGTCAGCTTCAATCTTCTTCAGGGCTTGAACAACTAGGTCAACATTCTCACCAATCTTGCGCTTTTGCACTTCTTTGGCTTGAGCAACTGATTGACGCACTGAATCCAAAACAGCCATCTGCTGTTCAGGAGTCATATTCTTAAGGATTAGCTCCTTGGCAAGGTTTTCTACATCCATTATTCAGTACCAGTTTGTGCAGAACTCAACTGCTTGGTCAATTGGTTGAGGAAATCTTCTTCCATGCCTGAAATCTTGTTGTTTTTCTCTGCCATTTGCAGTTCAACAATCTTAGACTTGTTCTTGATGTCTGCTTCTTTCAACATCAATTCGGCAATCTTAACTCTCTTGTCAAACTCTTTGGAAGCTAAATCGTCTTGATTTGGCAAGTTTTTGGTCAATGCACTGGCTGTTTTTGCCTGTACTTCTTGAGGCATTAACTGTGCTTCAACCAACAATTTCTGTGCTTCAGCCCTATTTTGCTCTGCCGCTGTAGTGTTTACAGCAATCTGAGCCTGTGCCGCTTGGATAGCCAACTGCTGTTGAGCCTGTTGCATCTGTTGTTGCTCAGGATTGGGTTGCATCATCTCATCCAACTTGGCAATCAACTCCATTCGGTTGCTCAAACTGGAGTTTGCAACGATTCCCTTTAGGATAATCGGCAAAACAGGGGTTTCAGCACCCAAAGTCTGCAACAAACCAATGAATTGCTGTTGCTCATACTCTCTGGCAATGATGCCAAGAGTGGCAGTGGGGATGAAGTTCATGTCTACAGAGGGATAACGCTCTGGGTCAAACTGCATGAACCTGAAAGCCGCTTTTTTGATGAATGGAATCAAAAAATCTTCTTGGAAATTCACCAAAGTACGCTTGTATTTCTTAATGATGGAGGCAACAGCCATCGACATACCGCCACCAGCACCATCACGAGCCGCTTGGCTGACCATTCCTTGAGAATCCAGCGTACCAGTGGCTTGCAAGAGCATTCTTTCAAAGGCTTGGGCAGTGGCAAGGTTATTCGGGTCACTCTGACCAAACTTGAATGGGTACAAAATCTCGCTAGGCGAGCCATTTGTCAGGATTGCC